GTAATCGCGGTGGTGAAAGCGTCGCTCACGGCGTCATAGTACAGATCATCCTCGCCCGCCGTCCACGTCTCACCAGCCTTCTTTGCGTACTCGATCTCGCCAACGGCCTGAACGACTGCGTCAGCGCCAGATGCCACGTTGTTGATACTCACGCCGTGCAGGATCCCCTGCACGATGAAATCACCAGCGCTGTAATCTGCCCCGACGCTTTCTATAATCATCCGATCATCGGTCGTATATCTGATATTTTTCGCCATTTTTGCATCTCCTGTTGAGCGGGCAGGGGCCACCTGAGCCCCTGCCCGTCAAAAAACATCATGCGCCGGGATTCGCGGCAAAATCGCCCCAGGTGTTGATGTGGCAGCCGAAAACTCCGCGTGCGTGCCAGATCATCGAATCGTTTTTGTACTCCTCGTGCTCCGTGATCACCAGGCCGCCCTCGTCCCTGAGGTATCCCCAGCGAGCTGAGTTCCGGCGGCCGGTCGCCATGTAGTACGCCGTCCCGGTCATGCCAGGGATCGCGATCCGATTTTCCGGCGCGATATTCGCGATCAAAGCCTCGGTCGTGTAATCCGGCAAAACGCGGTTCGGCACATAAAGCTGCTCTATACCGGACTTCAGGGTGCCCGGGAACAGCAAGAATTTACCCTGCATGCCGATCGCGGTCGAACCGTCAGGATCGAGCATCGCGAAAAGCAGATTCCACAGTTCGTTGACCTTCGCCACGTCCGGCACGCCGCCGCTGGTCGACAGGTTATTGTGATCGGTATGGAAAAGCGCTTTGCCGTCGGCCATGACCTGATTACCGGTCAGCAGCGCCGCCGCGAGCGCCGATTTCGTCCGAATGAAGGCCTCCTGGATCGCCATAGGCCCGGCCGCAAAAGCGTCCAGATCGTTGTCGTAGAGCATTTCCAGCGTGAACTGGAATTCCTTGCCGTACTTTATCGCCGTCGATTTTTCGGCGCCCTCACCCATCGATCCAGCCGTGTACGGGGCACCCTCAAGGACTGACGGCAGAATAGACGCATGGCCGACCCACGGCGTGCTGTGCTCGCGGAAGTCGTTGTAATCCATGCGGGTGAAAACCTTCTCAAACCACAGATAGTCTGCCATCTGGTCGTTGACGGCGATCAGCGCCTTGTGAGCGACGTTTTCGAGCAGCAACGGAAAGTCTGAGGTGGTCATCGCCCGCTCCAGCAAAGCCGAGCGCGACAGACCACGACTGCCCGGTACCATCTCGCGCAGCAGCAGCTCCAGCGAGATATTGCCGATCTCGCGCTCGGCGTCCGGGTTAACATCCTGCACCTTTGCACGGGCCGCGAGCCAGTCCGTGGTCAACGCACGGCGCGTCTCGGCCTCATCCCGCGTGATGTCGACGCGCGTCGACACCGTACTTCTCGCGTCTCGCTCGGCGCGAGCATCAACGAGCTTGCGGATCGCCGCGTCGGCAGTCAGCGACCGCTCGGCCAGCACGCTGTCGATCTCGGCACTGTCCAGACCGAGCTTGCGACCTGCGGCGCGGATGTCATCGCATCGAGCCTGATAAGCAGCAAGCTCAGCTGCCACGCGTTCGGCCACCTTTTTTTCCAGATCTCTTTCGCCATTTTCCGCCACTGCGGTATCGAACTCTTCCATGTCCACTCCCTCCACGTGTTCGGCAGGTGCCGATCTGACACCGCCGGTAATATCCGCGGGCACCCCCACGAGCGACCCTTCCAGCGGCGTCCAACGCGCCAAAAGCCGCGTCAGCATGCCGCTCTCATCCCTACTTTCGACTATGGCGTCCGGGTCATAGTCGTATCCGACCGAGGTCGACGGCAAAATCCCATCAACCAAATCCGTGACGATGTCCCGATTACGCTCGGACGCGGACAGCTTGACCCGGCCGAGCAACTCGCCGCCCGCAATGCGGACAGACCCTGGAACAAAAACGCCGATCACCGAGTCAACTGACCAGTCGTGATCTCGCAAAAACGGCGCGCCAGAGTTCATCCGCGTCAGATCGACGCTGTCCGGATCCATGCTCAGGATCTCGATATAGGCCTCGCGCCGGGCGTAGTCCCACCTTTCGACAGGCGCGCCAGTCCCGAGAGACACATCGATCTCGCGGGTCTCAGGGTCGAATGACGACCCGAAAAACCGAACCTGCGATCTATACTGCTTCGCCATACAGCACCTCCAAATGCCAATCTAACTCTTTTTGCGACCTGGTCAACTTTCTGAGTTTTTTTCGGGAGCTTGCAGCGTACTGTCAAGCAGGACGCCCGGCTGCAGGGATCCAGACAAGGTTACACGGGACGGGTTGCCGATGGAAACGATTCCGAGGTCGTCCATTAGTTTGTTGTCGGCTGCGATCGCCGCGGTGACGACATCGGCGTCATCTCCGAGGGACTCGATCACATCGGCGCGGCAGACGAGACCGGCCTGCATCTTGAGGATCGCGGCCTTCAGATCTGTCAGTTCGTCGGCGAGAGGGACGCGAGGATCAGACCACGAATGCTGATACATCCCCGGTCGTGATTCGAGTAGACCGGCAAAAACGCACTCATCGATGAATCGCCGGTAGATCTTGGACAGGGCCGGAACAAGCACGAAACGCCTCTTGTGCTCCAGATTAGCCCGCTCTTTGTTGAGGCCGAGCCTGGCTTGAGCCAGAGAGGAATCGGACATATCCCCGGATACCGTGTGATAGCTCATGCCGCCAGCCGCCGCGATCATGTGCAGGTACGTCGAGACGATCTCCTTGACCCCGCTCGGCATCTGGGCCGAGTTAAAAGTGATCGTCTTACCCTCGGGCAAATATGAAACTAGACCGGGAAACAGATTCTCCACAACCGCGCCGGTTGCGTCCGTCGCGACGTTGCCGGTGTAATTGGGATCGTCGGGATTATTGATGCCCGGCTTGACCGTGTCCTCAGAGTCGCCCTCCACCGTCGCCACGAGCATCGACGCCGATTCGATCCCGGTCAGTATCGCGTCGAGCATCTCGTGGAACTGCTTCGCGGTCAGCAGCGCCGGAACGGTCAGTGGCAGCCCTCGAACCTGGCCGGCCCGGAGCGTATCGTAAATGTGAACGATCTCAGCAGCCGGAACAGCGGCCGTATCAGCGGAGGACGCAAACCCGCCAGTCTGGTACGTTGCGCCGGGGTGACGACGGAGCATGTGATACGCCGCCACCTCGCCGATCCCGTCAAGCTCGACCCCGCAAATGATCTGTCCATACCGGCCGGTGCCGTTTTTCTCGACTGGCAGCAGATCCGGCTCAACAAGCTGGATCTTGAACGGCGGAAGCCCAGGCATGTCGTCAAATCGCCGCGACCGGAAGCGGATCAAAATCTCGCCGTCGTTCGCGACATGCAGCATGGACAGCCGCTCGGCACCGTAAAAACCCATATCGGAGCCCGCGACCGCCACCGGCTCCCACTTCTGCCACAGCTCCCATGCCCGATCGTCCCACTTCGGATCGCCGGACATGGGTGTCGGACGGAGGCCGTTCCCAACCAGACCATCAACCCAGCGATCCACCATCTGACGAATGTAGGGGAAATTCAGGTAGGCGTCCCGGCTGCGGGATCGGCTCTTCACCAGACCGGCGGTAACGTCAAAATTCGCGTCACCTTTCGAGCCCGACCAAAGCCGATTCGGGCCGGTCATTTTCGCCGCGTCGATACCGCGCTTCTTGATCGAGCCGGATCTTTGCTTCCGTCCAATCGCTTTCGCGCGACCGCGCAAAACCGCCCAGCTTGCCCTGACCCTATCGGCGAACTTTTCACTCATCGTCAAAACCTCCCGAGCGCCGGAAAAAACCGTGCCAAACTACACAATATCACAAACTTTTTTTTACCGCGCTGGAAATAGAACGGCACCGTTTTGGGGTTGTGATTTACCTGTATTTGCATCTTTAATGTGACTCAAAAAGACTAGCCGCCGGTGCATCTCATCAAAGCTGCCGTATGTGACCTGCTTGTCGCCGTGCCTAATCGAAACAGCGGGACTTGCGAGCGCAAGCACCAGCGCATCGTACTCGGCCGCAAGTTCCTTCGTCCAAACTATGTCCGCCATCGTTACCTCCACCGGCCTCGTGGCCGGGCCACCCGCCTGATCGATTGTACCGCCACCGCCGGTTTTTCAAAAATTTCCGCGACCACGGCAGCCTCATCGGCGGCAGACAGCGGCGCGGGCCGTGGCAAATCCAACGGTTTGAGTTCTTTCCCTGACAAGAGCAGAGCATTGATCGCCGCGACGTTGTAGCAGAACGTGTCCCACACCTCATTCCTCGTCGCGTCTGTCAGCGTCTCCCACCGCACGACGACCCGACCAGCGCGATCCCGCTGACGTACCCGCCGCTCGCTCGCCATCTGGTCGAGAAAATCCGGGAATTCCTGTACTAGCCGCCGCTGGATGTGGACATACTTCGGGCCATGCGTCGTAATGGTCAGCATCGAGGAGGCAAAATCCTTCGCCGCAGTCGTCCGCACGATGTAATACGGCGCGTGCTTCAGTTTTTTCGCCTTCGACCGCGCCGGTTTTTTGTCCCAAATCGGATCTTTGGGCAATCCAGCGACCCCCTTAATGGCGTAAGTTTTCGATCGGGCTCGCGGCGTCGTGTAAGCCAGCACCCGGTCAGCGGCAAACCCGCGGTCGATGAGCGCAATGTCAGCTTGCCGCGCCGATCCCTCAAACGGCCGAAATTTCCGCGACCGCAGCCGATCCATCTCAGCCCACGTGGCCGGATCGTCGGTATCGCCGTGTGTCACGTCGTAATCCAGGATCCATGCCTCGAGACCCTCACCCCAGCCGACCCACATCGTCTCCAGGCGATCGCGCTGCACGTCTGTCGCCATCGTGATGTACTGCACACCGGCTGGCAACACGTCGAAGTCACCCTCCAGCCTCGCCGCCAGCGCGCTCTTGTCCATCGTCTCGCCGCGATCGCGCCAGGTTCGGGCAAGCCGCGTGTTGACCAGCGTGTGCATCGGATCAAGGTCGCCCGCGCCGAGCCGGTCAACCGCAGCATCCCACTGGCGTGCGAAATCGCACCAAGTATAGGTACCAGGCGGCAAGTACAAAAAATTCAGGCTGTAACTTTCGTTCGTGCCATCGGCAGCGCGGTTCATCGGCTCAGACCAGCGGCCAGCGCGGTTCATAGCGTTTTTTTGATGCTCGCGGATCTTGCCCCCGCATGACTGACAGATATAGCCTATGTCGTCGTACTGGCCCTTCTGCCAGACCAACCTCCAGTTTTTGAGCTCGTCGTCGCAAGCCTGGAGTTCGATCATTTCGCCGCAAAAGGGACACGGCACCAGATAGCGCCGGTCTGTCCCAGCACGCCGCCACGCATCGATCTCACTCGCGCCATCGATCGACGGTGACGAGACGATCGCCATCTTCGACAGATCGCCATACGTCGTCATTCGGTTTCGGATCAGTTCAATCGACGATCCCGCGCCCGAGACATTAACCCGGTGGTCGTCCGACTCGTCCACAAAGGCGTATCTCACGGTATCGGACGTGAGACCAGACACCGACTGCGCGCCGACCAACTTCAAAGTGCCGCCCGGGAAGCGCTTCAGCTTTATCGTGTTCGCCTTGCTTTTTACGTCGCTCGAAACCAGCCGCGACAGCAGGGCCGAGTCGCGGATCATCAAGTCGAGACGGTTTTTGGAGAATTCCTCGGCTTTCGTGTCGTGCGAAGTCGCCCAGAGCATCGGGCCAGGCCAGTAGCCGATGACCGCGACGACAAATGCCTGGCCGATCATCGACTTTCCGCACTGCACCGGGCCCTCAAAAGTCATGACGCGGCAAGGATCATCTGGCGAAAGGCGGTTTATGGGCTCGCGCAAATACGGATACAGGTCGAAATTCGGTCGGCCCGTCAGCTTGCTGTACTCCGGAGACAGAATCAAATCGCGCTCGGCGATCTCGACGACCGACAGGTGCGGGGTCGGTCGGAACGCGGATCGCATGGCGACCTCGATCTGTTTTTTTCCTGCTTCATTGATCGGCATTAAATCAATGGACATCGGGTGCCTCGCTCAACTCGGACAGCGCCCGCTCCAGCGCCGGGCGCAGAACCGCACGCACTTCTGCCGGTGTGGACATACCTACAAGCTGATCAGCGACCGCTCCGACGACGCCCTCAATCCCGGTACGGACGGCCGTAGCGACCGCGACAAAAGCAGCCTCCGCAGCTTCCCGGCTTATCAGTTCGCCGGCCATCGTCCGGGCTTTGATCTCTGCTATCTCAGCTTCAGCGACCTCGCGCCGTCGCCGTGCTTCAGCGTATGGCACGAATCCAGGATCGGCCACACCCGGATCCTCGCAGGTGGGATCCGTCACGAGCGGCTGCACGGACACCGCCGATCCGTGATGCCTTGTCCACTCAGCGTCCAGGCGCTCGACCGGCGCGCAGCCGTCATCGTCGAAAGTAAGCCAGCCCGCGTTCCTGGGTGTGATCGAGCTTCGAGACACCGAAAAATGATCGGCGGCCTCGGTTATAGACAGTCGCCGCATGGCCGGATCGATCGTGTCCGTTGACCATTTCGCAAGCAGATCCGCGTCGAATTGCAGTCCAGATCCGTCGCCCTCGAAATTAAACGCCGCGGGGCGCTTCCAGAGTTCGTCGCAGATCGTAGCGAAAAAATCCACAAAAACCGGATCGTCCGAGACCTCGAAAAACTCAAGGCGCGGATCCGACCCAAAATTCATGGACGTGCGGACTGCGATTTTCCAAGTATCGTTCGAGACCGTCATCCATTTTGCGTGGTTGCGCGTCGTGCGAATGTTCTCGTTGCCGATGAGTTGAATTAGATGTTGGCAGTACTCCGGCTCGCGACCGCGCAGCGACTTGTCCAGCACCAGCCGGATCGACAGGATCTCTCCCTGTTTTTGCAACTCGGCCAAACGCGCCGCTGATTCAGTGTTGATCGTCCAGGTGCCTATCGTCACATCCGCCGGGCCGGTCTGCATCAGGATCGTGTGCAGCAGTTCGGGCGCGGAAAATTGACCCTTCGTGAAACCAAACAGTTCCATGCCCGAGGAGATCTCACCAACCGCAGCGGCCGCGCCCTCGTTCGGGGCCAGCGCGATTTGACGTTGACGCGGCCATCGCTCGCAGACGACCGGAGACTGTATGTCTTCCGGCAGGTGCTCGTTACCGCGCCGCTGTTTCGCGATCCTGGTGCGTGTCTGGCCTTTGCTTTTCGCCGTTGACGCCGTGGCCGGTCGCAGTTGATCCGACAGATTCGGTTTTGGTTCGATGCCGCGGTCAGGCTTGCCGCCCACGAAAGCATCCCGATTAGCGTCAACCATTGCAGCCGTCGCCGCGATATCGATTAACCCATCGCCGTCGTACACTATCCAGCCCTTATCTTTCCACTTCCAGACCGCAACTTTGGAGACCTGGAAGCGCTTTGCGACTTCGGCGAGCGTGCGCGCGCGCGTATTGTCAACGATTTCCACGGGTTAACCTCGTTTTTCGGCTTGTCTCTGGAAAACGGTCGCGCCCTTGATTG